TGATCGAAGGTCACGATGTCACCCCCTTGCGCTTGAGTTCCTGCTGCCCCTCTTCCGTGAGGATGTCGCCAAGCTCTGCGCCTTGACTGACCCACTGACGAAAGTAGGCGTTTTGCCGTCTGCGCACTTCGTAGGCCCGCGCCAGTTGCTTGGAGATGTAGACGCCAGAGCGCCACACCGTAAAGCTGACAATGCTCATCGTCACGGCGGCGAAGGTGCCGAACAGCGCCCCGATGTAGAGGTTGCCCATAAGGCCACACACAGCCATGCCGACACCCGATGCGGTCACAGCAGGCAGCAGCAGAGCCTTGATGTAGTGCGGCGCCTTGGTGATGTAGTTCGCCACACAATGGTGATGCCCTGCGATCCAAAGACCGCCAATCACGAACACCACGCGAAGGCTCCAGATCATCAGTTCAGCGGCCATCGGCGACCCCCTTCCCGCGCTGGTTGACGATGTTCATCACAACCGGCACCAGCCACGGCCACGCAGCAGACAGGCCAAAGGCCATGACGTAATCGTTAGCCCAGACGCTGCCAAGGTAGTGACCAGCCAGAGCAGCGGCCCAAGGTGCAGCAATCCCACCAATCACGACACTGATGCCACCATTCACCAGCGCAATTGCCCTGGTGCTTGGCTTGCGGTAGGCATACACCACCGTAGCCCCGAACGCGCCCAAGGCCCACGGCACAGGGTCTGCGCCAAGCTGCAAGGCAGTCACCCCCGCAGCGCCCACGGTGGCGACAGAGGCGAGCGCATTCTTGCCGGTAAACGCAAGCCCCAAGCCGATCAGAAACTTTCGCCACAACGTCATCATCGGCCTTTCATATCCACCGCCAGCATCAATAGGTCTTCCGGCGTCACCCTGTCGGTCGGATGCTTTCCGGTCATCATGTGGTGCGTCAGTTCGTAGCAGTACGCAGCCTTCGAGTCCCGCGCTTTGATGCCGACAAATGCGAGCAGCGAGAACCAGTCATAGCGACCGCCCTCCATCGAGTCGAACACGTCAAGCGCCCGCGAGTCATCGCCGCCGACTTCGATCAGCACCCAGTTCTCAGGAGTCCAATCGTCGGTTTTGATGACGCCATCCATCGCAGTCGAGTGATACAGCGTGGAGCCGATCACGATGCCGGAATGGGAGTAGCGCGTCACCAGTCTGGCTTTGATGATCCAGTTAGCCAGCCTGTGATTCCATGCGCTGGACGCGGGCTTGGTGCGGAGGGCGAGCTTCATTCGTTCACCTGCCCGGTGTATCCAGCAGGCCAGCCGGTTTGCCAGTCATATGACTCTGGGTCGTTTGACGCCATCACAGCCGCCCGATGTGTCTCAGCGACACCGAACACCGTTGCGTCCCAGTTCGCTGTCGTGGCGAAAATCTGCTGCGCCAGCGTCGGCGTCATGTCAACCAGCCCGTTGTCGATGGTTTTCCACTTCAACCCGGCTGGCATGTTCGTGCCCATGATGACCAGACCCAATTGCTGGATTCGGCTGTCAGCATCGGAATTGAACCAGTGAGCGCCGACTTTGACGCCCCCAGACTTCAGGGCTTCCCGCTTGGCCTTGATCTGCTCCCACACAGCAGCGCGGCGGGCATCAATGCTTGGCACAGGAGCAGGAAGCGGCTCATTGCCTGCGGCTACCCATTCCAGGTATTCGGCGTAATCGCGGTTGAGCGGATCAGCCGGAATGCAAGCGCCATCGGCAATGCGAATAACACCACTGGAGTTTGTCAGTTTATACATTTTCAAAGCTCCGCAGATGCAAGGACGTAGCCGCCACGGTAGTTGTATGAACCGGAAGCAACAAGACCACTTGATACGTTCATGTCGAAAGCAAACCCATAATCTGCCGCGCCGCCCAATGCTGAGCCAATACTGACAACAGCATAAGACCCACCGTTTCCGAACAGGGCTCCGCCGCTAAGCGTCAGCGTTGGCGCTGCCCGCATTGGCTCAGAGACTGAAGCAATAGCCGTTGTTGCTGAAAACCCAGCGCAAGTTATGTCTCGTATGCGCTTTGTGTACCAGCGGCATAGCGCCAAGTCTCTTGCATAGTCATACTCATAAATCCCTATCATGTTTGGACGAGTAAACATAAATTGCTCAAACTCGCCAAACATCCTAACCGTACAGTTAACTCCTGCTGTTAGAGAAAACGCTTCGTTCTTTGAGCGTGGCGTACCATTTACCTGGATAGTTCCAGACCCAACCCATGCGCACGCATATTTGCCGCCAGTAATTCGATTGCCCTCGATAACCTGTTCGGCGCCACCAGCCGGTGCCGTCATCTTGTTTCCGAATGTCGAAGCAGCAAACGTAAGCGATTGACCGGAAGTAACAACACGAATTCTATCGAGCGTGTACTGATTTGGAGCTGTGGTATTTGTTGCCGACACGTAGCCACGCTGGTTAATCATGAATGCACTATTGGCAAACAGATTGATAACCCCGGCGTTTTCGTTTGCAAGACCAGCAACAGTTGCGGCTACAACATCAGAATCAGACTTAACCTCATCAATCGCAGCTTGCACATTGTTTGCAGAAAGCCCGCTAGATGCGTTGTCATAACCAACACCGGCAGCGCCACTTGATGCGGACAACGCATCAAATACGCCAGAATCAGTGTTTGACGCGCTGTAAACAAGCTCGCCCTTTTTATTTTTTACCGAAATCGACCAGTTTGCCGACGAAGTAAAGAAACGAGACAAAGCGCCGTCACGCGATGGATAGCCGTTCAATGTACGGATCGGCTGAGTAGCTGGGATTAGACCGTCTTTGTCCCAATAGACGGATTGCGGCGTAGTCTCCGGGTTTGCACCAGACGCGCCGATATAGATATACCCAGCATCAAGCGGGCTTCCGTCAGTATCAAGAAATTGCTGAATGGGGGCTTTGACTTCAATCATTGCAGTGCCTCGTTTACGCGCTGGCGGATGGCTCGGTTTTTCATCTGTTCACGGATGCCCTTAATTGTCGCCATTGCCGGGACAGGCAGGCCGGTTGCCGTGAATGTGGTCATTGTGTCAATGGCATTCAGCAAAGCGCTAGACGTGTTGGAGCTATTGACTGCCCCAGGCGGTGCTGTAAATGTCTCCTGCGCTACTTCATTGAGAATGCGCAATTGCTCTGCACCTTTCTTGCCAAACACGTAGTCAAGTTTCCCCGACTTATCCAAATTGGTGATGGCGCGATTTAAGGTTGCAGGCGATACAACACGATTCCCGGCGGCATCGGTGGTTACGCCTTTAAAAGCCTCATCACGGATATGGCGAAGCGTTGCCCCCTGCAATTCACGCCATGCTTGCTGGCCTTGTGGGGTTTTCTTGAGCAACATTCCAAGATGCCGCGTCTGATCAAATGGTGTTGACTGTGAGATGATTGATTGATTGGCGACATTTTCGAGCGCAATTGTCCGGTCTGTTGTTCCCTTCTTTGTCCCAAGCAGATTAGACACAAGAGTGACGTTTTCAAAATCTCGCGCACGCTGCGCCCTAGCCAATCGCGCCCGCTTATACATTTCACCGCCGACGCCTTCAGTGATTGAATCAATCACCTCTTTGGCCTGCGATCCGGTCATCATGTTTGTGCGGTTGTCCAGCTTGGCATTGATTGCCTTGTTTAGCTGCTTTCGGACAAGCTCCATATCACCTAGCGACAACTCTCCGGCGACTAGCTTCCCATCTGGGCCGCGTGTTGCCCCCTTAAGGCGGACAAGCTCACGCTCAACAAGCCCAAGGGATGCCCCGGACAATTCAGGCGTGTTCAGAGAATTGTTTTCATCAAGGAAAGTAACGAGAGAGTCTGTTTTAACCTTCGCCTGAAGTTCTCCGGCTTTTTCCGCCGCCTTATAGAGCGCTCGCTCTTTGTTTTTGGCCGATGCAACCATAGAACGCAGCGTGTCATTTACCCGAATTCCAACATCGCGCAAATCCGTTGCTTCGGCACCCGTCATATCAACGAAGGTGTCAAGGTTTTGCAGCATCTGTTTTTGCTGCTCTTGGAAACGCTCACGGATCGGAGCGCCTAGCTCAAGATTCTTTGCGGTTTCGCGCTCAAACTGTTGCTGCGCATAATCGCGAGTGCGCTGGCCTAGCGTTTGTTTGATCGGCACCGGCAGCTCATCGGCCTTTGCCTGCCGCAGCTTTCCAATTTCAACCTGTGCAGCAGAGATAGAAGCCTTGCCCGGCCCGGTTGCCGTCCTGACCTGCTGGCCGATGTTGTTCAATCCATCGTCAACCACGTCACTAGCACGACGCACAGCGGCGGCCACCGGAGCGGCTGCACTTCGCACTGTGGCCTGTGCAATCGGCGCGGCCATGCGAATGGATTCGGTCAGCATTCCAGGCGCTGCAACCTGGGGAATGACAGGCGGTACAGTCTCGGACAGAAACTTGCCCGTGGCCTGCACCATCTCCTGACCGGCTTGTGTACGCGGGGCATAGGTCAACGCTTGTGCGCCTTCCTGCGCGGATTGCTGAGCCGTCCTAACGCCTTGCTGAGTGCCAATCGTGCCGTCAACGATGGACTGACCTACGCCCTTGATAGTCCCGCCAATCGCGCCTAGCGTCCCGGTGGTTGCACCTGTTGCCAGCGTTAAAGCGGTTTCGCCTGCACCTAAAGCACGTTGAGCAAGTGACGGATCGGCTTTGACTGCCTGAGTACCCGGAACAACCATATCCGGGATCTGGTTCACCGGGTCTTGCCGAGCCTCTTTGATGGCGGCAGCAAGCATCCGGGCGGCATCCATGTCCCCGGCGGCATCTGCCCTGATCAGGGCTTGTTCAAGTTGTGCAAGGGTTGCCATTTATTGCCCGTACTTCTTCAGCAGGTCTTCAATGGTTCGTCCAGATGGCGCAGCGGCAGGCGTATCCGGCACCGTGTCGGGAATGCCGTACTTCTGAGCCAGATTGGCGCGAGACTTCAGCAAAATGCGCTGCGCCTCTTTCAGGTTCGCTTCAAACTGCTTTTCAGACTGAACGCGGCTCAAGTTGGTTAGCGCCGCCTGTAGCTTCTTACCTTCAGCGTCAGACAGTGCGCCCGATCCCTTCATTGCTGGAATCTGGGACAGAAATGCCTGAGATGACAGCGTGTCAATCAGGGCAATAGCATCAGCGGCTTCGTCACTCAATGGCGCACTAGACATTCGGCCTTCAATCGGACCAAGCACACGCGGCAGCATCGGGTTTTTCATCAGCCGATCTGCCGTGTTGATAAAGTTGTCAATGCTTGACCGGGCGCTTTCAGCGTCAGCAACCTTTGCGCGGATTTCGCCATTCAGCTTACTTTGCGCCTCCTGCACCTTTAGCTGTAGCTCTTGGCGCTTCAGGTCGCTATCGGCTCGGCTAGTTGAGGCATTCATTGCGGCAATGCGAGCCATCTGCTTTTGATAGCCAATGTCTTCCTTGATCTTTGTTATATCCCATCCCTTTTTCTCAATGTCTAGCAACGCCTCAGGCTCTGCATACTTTGCCTTAACACGCTCTTGCTCTAGCTTATACGGAAGCTCTTTTTCTTCACGGTCGTTTTTGTCCAGCTTGCTTACCGCCTCGGCGTACTTATCGCCGCCCATCCCGGCGAACAGCAATCCTTGAAGGCCAAACAACGCACCTTCAGGCGAAGCGACAACGCTATCGCGCAGCATCTGGTATTTCTGCAACCGGCCTTGATCGCCTGCATTCTCGGCGGCTTCAATCTTGCGGTCCAGTTCGCTAACCGCTACGTCTTGCTTTCCTTGCTTCAGGGCAGACACCACAGAATAGCTTGTGGCAATGGCGTCCTCTTTCTCATTCCCGCTCAGTGAGTCATAAGAGCGCTTGAACTGCTCCGACAACTCGGGGAATTCGATCATCAGCTTTTGGACCGCGCCAGCCGTAGGATTAAGCGCTACCTCCTGGAATCGCTGCTGACGGATGATCGCTTGTTCATTGGCAATCCGTGCGGCTTCCTCTTTCTGCTGTGCGAGTTTCTGCTGTGTCACCGCGTTCATGAATCCCAGAGTGCGATCGGCACCCTGCATGAAAGCGTCACCAGTGTTCCCGGTGTTGATGATGTAGTTCATCGGCTGCATGTTTGTCCTCAGAACTTGACCGTATTGAAGGCGTTGCCGGTTGACAACCCGTAATTAGCGGCAGGCATTCCAGCGCCAAGCGATGCCAATCCAGCGGTATTCGGGTTGCTGTTCAAACCGCCGCCCTTGAGCGCTTGCAGCATGGCGTAGGAGCCGAAAGCTCCGCCGACAGCGTTTGCCATCTGCGCCGATGCCGCGCCCTGTGCCAGGGCGTTACCGGCGTTGATGCTGCCTTGATTTGCGTAATAATTGCTTGTTGCGTTGCCCAAGTTGCCGTATGCGGCATTTCCTGCACCCATCAAACCGGCATATGTAGCTCCCGCGCCTTGCGCATAGTTCCCCAGAGCGTTACCGACCTGTGCCGCCACCTGCATACCGGCATTAGCCTGACCAGCCGCAGCGCTTGCGCCCGTCTGATAGACCATGCTCGTGGTATTCGCGCCCAGCGAAGTCAACCCACCCAAGCGCTCGTATTGCTGGTTAATCATCCCTGCCAGCAGTGAGGGCCGAAACTGAGCCATTGCGGCCTGAGTGTTGCCGCCACGCAGCCCGCCAGTCGCCGCCGCGTTTTGCAGCATGGCGTTTTCGCCCTGCTGGATGTATGCCAGCATCTCCGGGCTATTGGAAAGCCCTGCAATCGCTTGTTGCTGCGCGTCTGCACCATTGAGGCCAATCAGTGCCCGCTGACCTTGTAGCGCATCCTGACCGGCCTGCTGGTATGGCTTGAGCTGGCCTAGTGCCTCGTTACCGGCACTGATGAATGGCGCAAGCGTGGCCCGCACCATGTTGAACTGCCTGCGCGACTCGCCAATCTGCATGTTGGCAATCGAACGCTGAAGGGCAAGAGAGGCCGCTGCCTGCTCTTTGTTAAACGCCATCGTGGCATCAAACTGCCGCTGGCTCTCCTCTAGGCTCAGATTGTTTGTGATGTTCTGCTGATTGGCTGCGTTCTTTGCGGCCTTGGCTTGCTTGTTGGCAGCGTAAATGCCGGTTGCGGCAGAGGTGATAACAGCGGCTGCAATTACGCTCATTGCTCAATCTCCTGCGCCTTGGACATATTCTCAAGCGCCCGCTCATATGCACGGAATGTGTCGCTTTTCTTGGCGATCATCTCTTCCAACTTGGAAACGTCTGTTTCGTCAGTGGCAAAGATGTTCAGCCACACGCAATCCTCGATTGCCATGCCCAGCTTTCGCCCAGGCTTCCCCGTGAAAATCATGGGGGCCTGCAACACCTTGACGCCTGACTCTTCGTACATGGCTACAGCGCCAGTCAGAAGGATATTCATGTGGTCAAAGCGCTGTTCATGGCCGATTGCCAATGCGCCTTTGGGAATTTTGATTTCCCGGATGTAGATGCCGGGGCCGAAGTGATGATGCAAAGGAATTTCAGCCTTTTCATCGCTCGGCACGGTTAGCATGAATGCCTCGACCGCTTCAATGTCGATTGGCTCTAACCGCTGAGTGATTTCTTGAGATTGTGACATAGGCAACCTTTCGGGCTGCTGGCGGCCAAAATCTCAGCGGCTTATTTGTACAGCAATTAGTCAATCACGTCAAGCGTGTCAGCCTGACATATGAACCGGCCTTTAGCGTAATGTCGCTGGTCGCAGACGATGCAAAGCGCATTTTCAGCACCCCATTGGCTGTCGGCTTAATGATGCCCTCGATCTTGACCATATTGCCGGTCGTGTTTGCGCTTGATGCGTTGGCCGATGCTGGCAGGTTGTATGCCGCCAATTGGTTGATGGTCTTAGACGTTGCCGTCAATGACCATTCGGACGAATAGCCCAACAAGGCAAAGGCAGGCCCGTCAATCACCCACCTAGAGCCGGTGCCAGTTGATGCCGCTGCGTACACCCCGATAAACTCAAAGCGATACGTGCTGTTTGCGGCAACCTGCACGGATAGGCCGGAGTCAATCAGTGTCGTGCTAGGCGCTACCGTGTCAGCCGACAGGACAGACACGGAACCTGCGTTAACTTGCGCCTCGTTGGCCGTCCTTACAAGGTCTTCAAAGACGCGAATAGACTCGTTGTCCGGCAGAAACTTCTGTAGCTGCTGGCGGTTGATGGCAATCATCTGACTAGCGGCTCCGCTTTGGCTTCAAGACGCGCCACGGAGATAAAGGCATCAGAGTTACCCCTAAACCTATACGCCCGCCAGTTCAGAAACGCGCCCTGCTGAAACCATACAAGCCGCTTTGAACGCTGCCCAAATTTCCCGGCGTTGATGGTGCGGTCTTGGCTCCAGGTCAAACCATCTTGCGTGTAGCTGGCGGAAATCTTCGGGTCAGCACCGAAAGCAGTTCGACCTGTCAGGCCGATCAACTCCAGTTCATGCACCACCGCGCCGCCTGTTTCTGTCCATGTAATCATGGTGCCGAATTCCCAGCGCACAGCGTCACCGTAATGGTCGCTGCGCGTCTGCACCAAGTAGCCGATTTTGTTGGCCGTAGGATCGCCACACAGCCATTTGTTGTAGCACCAGACGAAGTTACGGGCGCGGTATTGACTGAATCCGATATTCGAGCTTGTCAGCACATGCCATATTTGCTCCTGCATCGCCAAAGTAGCGGCAGAGTCATAGACAAGCGTCTTGTCTGGAAGATGGATATACAGGAACTTGTGTCCGTCGTCCGTCCTAGCCTCGACATAGCAGGACTCTAGCTGCGCCTCGGTGTATTCACTCAGAATCTGGTCAATTTCACGGGTGGATAGCTTGACCGTCTGTGAGTTCTCCCCAAGGTACACCCCAGGAGGCTCGTTTCGGCCAGAGCCAACAAACGCCAAGGCCTCGTTATAAACACACACCGCATCGCGGCCAATCGCACCCTTTTGGATGTGTGCCCCGTTGATCCGTGCGAACGGGAAGAAATCCCCGCCCACGTTGGTAAACACCTCAATGGTGTATCGGTTGATCGCGTACAGCTCGTTGCGGTTAACCACTAGAGCCTCTACCGGGTCAGGATCAACCTCGGATGATCCGTACTTCAGTGGGTTTACAGACGTTGGGTCGTTTAGCTCGGCCACAGCGATGAACTCGCCATCCGTGGTGGCAAAGTAGCCATCAAGGAACACCACATCATTAACCGTCCCCAGGTCAGGGTCAGTTACCTGCGCGAGAACATCATCCTTGAGGTAGTACAGCTTACCCGCAGAAGCGATGCCCAATCGATCAAACGAGAAAGCGAAGGCGACAGGCTTACCGTCATCGTCAATCGGGCTGATGACCGTTTTGGTGCCATCCTGCGCCACTTTGACTAGCTCGTTTCCTGTGACGAAATACGCCACGTCTTGCCAGTTCACAGAGCCGCGACACTTACCACTTGTGGTGACGAACTCCACAATGCCGTCAGCAGGCCGAAGATACCCCGCACTGATACCCTGCCCTTTCGGCACAGGCACCATATTGACTGGGTACGAGGTCCGATAGTCCGCTTGGCTATCGGTGTAGATGCCCGAAAGAATCGGAATCTGAGCCATCAGCCCACCCGATACCAGCGGCTGAGAACCGCATCATATTTCAGGCGGAAATATGCGTTTGCGGCCAACGTAGTAGGCGCACCAACAACAGTTGCCCCATTTCCGCTAACCGTCAAAGTCGTGACAGCCTGAGTGCAGTTAACCAGCACCACGTCGCGGTCGGCAGGCGCAGCAGGCAGAACAATCGTGCCAGCCGCATAACCGGCTACAGGCGTCAGAATCAGGTGGGTGTTAGTCCCGACCGTGACGCTAAACCCGGTCGCACTAGGTGCGCTGTATTGCGTCGTGAGCCGACCGACAGTCAGGTTATCTTGAATGTAGGCCAGCAGCACAGACATTGCCGCTTTCCGTGCGTCACCTTGCGTCTGCGAGAACACCGGCAGGAAGTCGCCAGAAGCCAGCGTATCGGTCGCGGTCAGTTCGTTGATGGTCGGCATATCTGGCCTTTATGTGAAGTCAATCGGGCCATCATTGCCCGCGAGAATCGGATCTGTCGGAGCCGTGCTAAACGCCGGTTCGCCCAGATATGTGCGGACACCAGCGCCCAACGGGTAGCCCTGCGGCATCTGCATTTCAATCGGCTTTGCCATCTTCGCCAACAGCGAATCAAAAGCCTCACGGGCCATCGCCTTGGTTTCTGGCGTCAGTTGCTTGCCGTACCCTGGCGCTATGCGCTTTGCTAGGTGCAGGTAAACCGCTTCTAGAGCGGCATCAGGCAGGTTTGTCTCTTCGTCTACGTCTCCAGAGTCAGGACTAGAAGGGACGGGGTAGCCAAGACGAATGCCCCTAGCGTTCCACTGCGCCATCATGGAATCTAGCTTCTTGCGTGCGTTGTCCATCTGTTCAGGCGACAGGTCATAGGTGAATGCCGCCAGCCCGATAGACTCGAAAGCCAGTTCGATGATTTCGCGCTTGGTGGTCACTTCAGTGCCTCTTCAATCATCGCTAACAGCTTCTTATTGCTGGTGCGCCCGTCGAACTTCAGGCCCAACTCTTTGGCCTTCTGCTCCATCTCTTCGCGGGTCACTTCGCCATCGTCGTTAGCGTCGACTTGGCGCTTTTCATGCGCGGCTTTCGCAGCGTACTGATCCATATGCCAGCCGTCAGCTTTGGCCTGCTCAAACTCATCAGCCGAAACAATGCGCCAGTCATATCTGCCCGATTCAAGCTCAACCATTGAGCCGACGCGCAACATCATTCGGGGGAATTCCAGATCCATTAAGGACTCCATAGAAAGCGAGGCCCGAAGGCCCCGCTTAGTTCACCATTAGGTCTGATTGGCGAGGATGATGCCGACCTTTTCAGGATCAAGCACCGATGCCGCGTACATGGTCGTGTTACGCACAAACAGCTTGCCGGTTTGCGCATTCATCTGTGCAACCATGATGAGCGGGACGCCTTGCTTGGTCGTGGCGGTCATGACCTGAGCGCCAGTCCCAGCAGGGAACTCAAGGCGGCCATAGTCCAGAGCCACAGCACCCTGAGACCAGAAGACGTTCACCGGCTTGGTCACGGTGTTCAGGAAGGTCAGGGGGGCCGAAGCAGCAGCCTGCGCGGTCACGTTCTGGTAAGGACCGGACACGACGATCTTGGGAGTAATCGTCAGCGTTGCGGTACCGCCACCAGACACGACGCGGAAGGTTTGCAGGTTGCCGGTGTCGCTCTTGTCGATCATGTGAACAGAGTTCACACCTGCGATGGTGAAGCAGTCGCCGTTCTTGATGTTGGCGATGTTTGCACCAGAGACAGGCAGCGTGCCGAAACGGTTGTCAGTCGGCACATCACCAGTCATGGCCGTCACCGTATGAGCGGTGTTGCTGGTCACGGTGGTGGAGGTCACGGTACCGATGGCCGCGAGGTTGCGCACGTTGTCGGTGCGGAACGTCTTGAAGCTGGCGATGTCAGGCACACGCGAGCGCTCATAGGCGTTCTTCGACCAGTCCGACATATAGGCTTTGCTGCCCAGATCGGTAGCAACGGCCAGCCAGTCGGTCGGGTTCATGAACAGCTTCTTGTCGGCACTGTTGATGCCGCGAGACACCATCAGGGCTTCAGCAGCCGCGCCATCCGTCCAGGCAAACGCGCCGACCTTCTTGATGACCATAGAAGCGTTGGACGCAGCCGCAGCGTAGATGTTTTTGTCCACTTCGGCGGCCAGTCGCAGAGCAGCAGCGGAGCCGGACTTGCGCATCTTCTCTTCGTCGCGCAGTTCCTTGGCGTCGAATTCGTAGATCACGTTATCCGGGGTGCGGAACACGGTCGGCACAACACGTTCGATGATGTCGGTGCGCGAGGCGGCAGACACATCAAGGCCGGTCACAACGTCAACGTGATAGTTCTGCTTCTTGTAGAACGTATCACCAGCGCGTTGCATGGACTTGGGGTCAGGGTAGCTCTTTTCAGCTTCCTGCGAAATGACGCAGGCCGCGTCGTAACCCTCGACGAACTCCTCAAACATGATTTCGAGGTCTTTGACAAAAGCGTTAGGCATGATTTGCCCCTTTCATAAACGGATTGAGTTTGTTGCGGTTTCCCGCGCTTTACTCACCATTTACGGCGGTGGGGCCGATCATTAACGCTCGGTTTAACGTCCCGGATGACGTTGCCTATTTTTAACGCAATAGGCGGCGTTTGTCAATCAATGGTCAAGCAATCAACGCCATCGCCACAATCTGATTGAAACACAGAAGCGACCTTTACAGCCTTTTCTGCATCGCAACCCAAATACATGGCAGCTTCAGCGTAATCACGTCCCGACCCAAAGGCGCATTTGTCTGCCTCTATGACCAGAGGATATGCGCCTGTGTTGTACGACTTGATCGCACCACCTTGAATCACGATCAAAGTAGATACGTTTTCCTTTGCTCTCTCTGGGAATGACTCGAAAGCAGCACCCGATCGCCACCACGCGACCATTTCCATGCCAACGTCATACTCTCCGGTAATCGCTAGAAGCGCATCGCCGTGCTTGTGAATCTTGGTGCAGCGCCGAGCAATTCCGCCACCTTGAACCGCCCTCTTGTCGGCGGCCAAGGTTTTGCCATCCCATGCGATGACGGTCATTTACCGAGCCTGCGCTTTTCAGCCAGGTATTTACTGTAATCGCCAGTTCGCTGTGCTTCCGACTTCAAGGCCTCCAGATTCGCGGCAGTGCTGCCCGGAGTCCGGCCAGATCCGCTAAGAGTTCGCTCGGGTGGCGGCGGGGTCTTTGCTTTCGGTTGTACCTTGATGTTCATTTCAATCTTCGCCACTTCCTTGATGAATCGTGCATCTGACTTGATTGCCGCGAGTTTGCGCAGCGTTTCGCCATTCGTGCCCAGTGCATAAACCAGCGTAGTCGGATCGTCAGCCAAATCCAAAAGCATGGCCTGACGCGCTTGATTAAGCGTCCCGGTTACTTCCTCTTCTGCCTCTTTCATCCGCTCTGCGGGATACTTCGTCTTTCCTTCGGCGTAGGTCTTCAGACGCTCGGACCATTCCTTTTCACGCTCTTCCTGCGCCTTGCGCTGCTCTTCAGCCTTGCGGTCATGATCTGCCTTCTGAGAGTAATAGGCGTCCATCGCCTTTTCGAACTCGTCGGCGTCATAGTCGAAGTCTTCCAGCTTCGGCTTCTTTGGCGGCTCATTGACAGTCGCACCACCCTGAACAGCGTTTAGCTTTTCCTCAAGCTCACGAATCTTGCGCTGGTCTTCACGGTTTTTCCGGCGAAGTTCCTTTACCCACGAGGGCGCAGACTTTTCGTCTTCCTCGGGCTGGCTGTCGCCAATGGTGACGATCAATTCATCCGCGTCACTTTCCGCGTTTTCCTGCTGGCCTGTAGCTTCTGCGCTCTGTTCGTCGCCAGCATCAGCCACGACTTCGATAGCCTGTTCAGGCTCATCCTGATCTTCGGATGCCACTTCGGCAACATCAGTCCCGCTCTCGTCTTGAACTTCAGACAGCAGGCGCGGCAGGCGGTTGAACTTGTTCAGCTTCATTCATGGCTTCCATCTCGGCAATGGCAGGTGCCGGTTCCTGTTGTGCGCCCATCTCGGGCTGCATTCCTTGCTGCATCACTGAAAACTCTTCAGCAACAGCTTGAGCGTCCACCGACTGCAACAGGCCCAACGTCTTGGCGCGAGTCTCGGCAGACTTCTCGACATTCAGCATCGTGCGGCTTGCGGCCTCTTGTGCCTGCGCCTTGGACTTCGCCGCCTCGGCTTCCAGGTACACCACATTCGGGTCAGGCTGTGCGCCTTGCTGAGCTTCGGCCATCCGCTTCTGATCTTCCTCGGTCGGCTCAATGACGCCCATAGACACCAGACGGCGGCGGTAGAACTCGCGCAGATCGGCTAGCCCTTCGCCTTCCATGTTGAAGATGGCAGCGGCCAGCAATACCTGCTTGGTTTCCTCATCACTGGAGATCATGGCGATGTTGGTAAGCGCCTTAACCGTTGCGCTGCGCTTGCTTTCGCTGGACGGTCCAACATCCACCGCCACATCAAAATCGGCGCGGCTAAAGTCATTTTCATCGATAGCCTTGCCATCTTTGATGGTCGGCGTCATCAGCTCGACCGACTCCACCGCGCCCTGACGGGTGATGCCTTTGAGCTTCCGGCCTTTCTCGACAAACACGTCCTTAGCCATTGACAGCCAAATTTCGCCGGAGCGCTTCACGGCTTTCGCCATGTTCGACATGTAGATAAACGCCTGCATGTCTAGGCGCGTCTGGATCAACTCGATGGCCTTGCCGCTCTGGTTCGGCTCCATCTTCTCGCCCATCTGCTGATTACCGAGAATGTCCGCCATGTCCTGTTCGGTGATCTGCAACAGCGCAGCCATTGCAGGGCCAACAGTCGGCGGCTTCGTGTAGGCAACAGGGCCAGCAGTGACAATCGACCCAGCATCATCCCGAATCGGGTTGATGGGCAAGTACGGATAGTTCATTACGTTGTCTTCAGCCCAAAGATGCTCCAGCCCTGCAACTTGCTCAGGGAACAGCATCGGCTTTTCGACGGAAGACCGCGCCGCAATCTCTGCCAGCTTTGATAGCTGCATGTTCTTGAGGCGTTGCGCATCCTTTGCTAAGCGCACATGCCCCATGAAACGCTCCACGCCATCAACAAACCAGCGCTTACCATACACCGGCACCACAGGAATTTCAGTACCAGCGATATACCCGCAGTCTTCAAGAATCTCTTGGCCGTCCATGATGTACTTATGGACGCGCTTGCGCTTGATCTTTCTGGTTTTGATGAGCTGCCAGCCGGTAGCCTCTAGCGTTTCCCTCAGGCTTTCATCGGCTTCATATTCATCTTCTGTGACCTTGCGGCTTTCTTCGGTGACTGGGTTTTGCCAAGTATCAATCTGCTGGCCTACGTGTTCGACCTCATAGAACTCAGCGACATACACCGTATCCGGCGTGTACCAATCAAACTCTTGCTCTTCAATGACGCGCTCAATGCTGGCCGGGTCTTTGCCCCATTCTTCTTTGAAGGCCTCCGGCGTCATCCCGGTCAACACCCAACAACGGCGGGCGTCGCTCTTGTCCTGGCGCTTGGCATCTAGGTCAAAGAACACGCACGAATCAGCGTCAAAAATCGGCTTGATGCTGATGCGCTGCTTTTCGTTGTCCTCGTCGGCTTCATCCTCGTACTGAGTGGACAGACGCCAAGCACCGTAGCCACCGCCGACAGCTTCCTCAAAGGCATTGTCATATGCCTCTTCGGCTACCGAATCCTGCTCATCTGCCCGATAGAGCATGTCGCAAGTGTCGGCAAGGTCTTTGTTATCGCTGCCGTCTTTGCTGATGAAGTCAACCGTGATCCGGTTATTTCGGTACTCGTTGATGATCCGAATGACAGCCAAGTGAATCTTGTTGACTTCAACCTTGGGTTTATTCTCGAACTGTACGCCTAGCGCACCTTCCCACATTGCACCGGCAATCGAGTAAAACCGCCGATCCTGCAATGCCTGCTGACGTTCGCTCTTTTGAGCCGACACAACGGCGTCAAACTCGCGCAATGCATCGCTGTGCAGATCCTGAAGCCGTTTAGTCTGTCGCATATTCACCAACCCATCTTTACGGATATCGGCCTAGATTCAACCTTTGGCGCGGCCTTTGCGGCCCTTCTAGCGCCTTCACATGCATATCGCAATGCGTCAATAACGTGGTTGTCTTTGTCGGCCAATTGAGGCAGAACCTTGTCTGTCAATGGGTCTACCTTATAGCTATAAACCGTCAATTCGTCAATTGTATGCCTACAGCGCGGATGCACAACAATATCGAATGACTGTAGCCATGAAATACCGTCTTCCAGACTTCCCGGCCCTTTAACTGCTGGCTGAATTTTTGGAAACCCGTTCTTTCTCATGTGAGAAATAGTCTCCGGCCTTGCTGAATCTGCGGTAATCGGCCACTTTTCCGACTCTGGCACCGTCATAAACAGGCTAGGCGTGTCGGTAATCTCACACCCTATCTGGTACGCCTCATGGTCAATGTATAGCTTCCTGCCGACGATATGGCAGCGCACCAAGACTGTCGGGTCAACGCTAAACCCCCAGTCAGCACCAAAGCGATGAATAGCATCTGCTGGCGCCTCAAAGTCTTCAATCTTCCAGTTCTTGAACACCTTGGAGTCTGAGCGCTGGAGATACTTGCCTTCCCAGACATGGGCGTATTTGTCTGGATCACGCCCACGGTCATACTCCATTTCAACCCGGAGGACTTCGGGAAACATCGGGTTATCCCGCCAGTTCACCTCAACAACCGCAGTTCCGGGCGGCGGGTCATTCGACCTTAGTAGGGCGTCAATCGGGTCTGTGCTGGCCTTCGGGTTCCAGCTTGCCCATATCTGCGATCCTGGCTTGCGGATCGTCGGGCGTAGCAGGTCTAGGCTTCGCTGGCTGAGAGATTGCGCCTCTTCAATCCATGCCGCGTCGAATCCTTCCAGCGACTTGATGGAATCAGCCGTGTGGTCCTGCATCCCTTGGAAGATGAACAGCGATCCATGCGGGCCGATGATCTTGGATTGCTGAATGTCGAACAGATGCCCGACACCGAATTCCTCAATCTTCCCCTCTAGCAGCTTCTTTACCGACTGGTCTAGCGTCTTCTGGACTTCACGCACACACACCAGATGAAATTTTCCCATCAGAGCGCGTTCTATGGCGTGTTCAGCAAAGAAATGCGACTTGCCGGAACCCCGGCCACCATGAGCGCCCAGATAGCGCAGCCCATCCTGTAGAAGCGGAAGAAAGACGCGAGGCGTCTTAATCTCAAGTTCCATTAGACGGGTCAATCACAACACGCTTGATTACTTGGATTTCTAGCGGGTTGTCTTTGTCACCGGCCACAGTCATGGGCAATACCTTGCCAATCAGCGCAAGGAATGACGATGCGGTGCGTGGATCGTTTGCGCGCTCGACAAGGTAGTCAACCCCGCCAGATTGCTCCAAAGCGCCTAGGATCATCTCCTTTAACTCTTTGGTCGTCTTGTTCACTGCGCCTTTCGGCTTTCCGGGATTACCCTTGCCGAACTTTGTCGAATTTTTCGGCTTGTCCATTGATTCTCATGAGTTACCCGCCTCACGGTGGCGTATGTGCTTATTTTATAGGCAACTCATGGAATTAGCTATCACTTGAAGTAATGCGCCCACATAAACGGCATTGCAACGAACACAAGCCACCAGAAAGACGTGTTCAGCAGCGCAATCGAAATGACTGTTGCGTACAGTGCAAACCACCACTTGTTCATGTTTTGACCTCCATGTCTCCGGTCAAAGCGCCGGGACTGTCAATATAAGCCAGTTAGGCCGATTTGTCAGGGGACTGGCGTCTTGCCCTGCAAGGAGTTCCACATCGGCCATGTGTTGATTCATTGCTTTATTGATGTTTCCCGGCTGCTCCTTTCGATCAGGCGGTGGCGAATTGGGGGAAGTCGTAGAGCCTGAGTCCGGCCCTATTTGTCTTTTCGTAGAAGTCAAGAGCGCCACGGGCAAGCGCCCAGACGTTCAACTTAGGCCAAAGACGCTCGGCGGCCAGAAGACCGGACTGGATTGCCAGGCGGTGTAGGTCAATGTCCTTTGGCCTTACAGCAAGATCCCCGAGCGCGCTGGCTGCGCCTGCCATGATCCGCATGTCTGGGTGATCCTTTGGTATCCCGCACTGCTCAGACGCTTCGCTGACAATCCAAAGAACCCGGCCCGACGTGTCGATCAGGTCGGCATGGTTGCTGCTGCTCTTGGCGAAGGCTTCCCATTCGGCCATGTCCTTGACCCGCTGAAGATCGGCTTCAAGGGCTTTCCTCAGTTCCTCTTGCTGACCGGCCTCGCGACGTTCGGCTTCTTCCTTGATGCGCTTGGCGCGATCCTTTGCCTTCTGTGCTGCTTGGCTGTGTCGGTCCCATGCGTTCTTTGCCATCAGAACCCCCTCGACTTGATGGCGTTGGTCTGCTCGACACCTGGGCGGTATGGTGNGGTCCAGTAGTTCGCCATGACCAATGGTTCCTTGACTGTCCCGGCGCAGATGGGATTGCGCGATGTCTCTGGGGCGCGGTAACGCTCACGGGCGGCCCAGTAGGCGACAGGCTTGCCAGGTGCTGTGTTGGTGATGAAACCGTTTTGCTGAAGGTTGAGCAGGAAGTTCTGAACGCGCTGGCGGTCGATCTTCAGGCTGGTGGCGATCGTGCTGCTCGATGGCGGGCTGGCTTGGCGCTTGATGAAGTTGTAGACACGCTCACGGTCATCGCTGGCATTGCGGACCAGATTTCCACGGGGCAGACTGGTCTGAAGGCGGAAAACGCTGTCCTCACCCGGCTTGCCACGGGTTGCCTTGATGTCATATCCCTTCTCGCGCAGACGCTTGAGTGCGTTCTTGAACGAATGCTCGTCCATCTTCCCGACTCGGTATGCCTCCGGCTTTGTCACGCCTTCTGGCCGGTCCTTGAGGATTTGCAGCAGTTTGGTCTGTGCGTTTGGTTGCTCGTGGTGGTTCATGCTCGTTCTCCTGTCTGTTGGTGTTTGCAGCCTTGGCAGGCTTGATCGGTTGGGTTCAACTTCGTGTACTGGCAGTCGGTGGTGTTTCGGTGTGGCACTTGGACGATTCGCGGCAACCTCGTACCGGCTTCTGGCTTGGACATGGGCCAGTAGCCGTCCGGTGCGTGGTGCCAGTCGCGGAATGGTGGGCGGTTGTGGCAGCCGTGGCTCATAACTCGCCTCCGCTCATAGCCCAGTTTTTTGCCTTCTCAAGCAGGAACACGGCCTCGGCGCATGTCATTCGAGATGAGCGAACAACCAAAACGCCGTCTTCGTCATATCCAACGATCAAGGCGTCCGCCATGCCAAGCGATAGGGCACTGTTCAGTGCTTGATCTGGGGTGAAGTTTGTGGACGCCGGTAGCGCAATCACTTTCATGTTGTTCACTTCTTGCCTCCAATCCTTCGTGCCTCTGCCCGGTAGTGGCGGGCAATCTCAATCAGTCCCTCGCGGGTGTACTTGCGCACTGTCTGGTCGGCCTCGATGGCTTCGACGGCTTCCAGACCGATGCGCTGGATCAACCCCTTGCGGTACTCGACGTGGTTGCCGCCCAAGTAGTTGTTGCAGTGGCGGCACTGTGAATTGCAATTTCCCTCAACGAATCGCATGTGCGGTGCGCTGCCGACACTTCTGTAGTGCCCGGCATCATGTGAGTTCGGCTCACTGCTCAATGGTCGGCCACAAGAAATGCAGGGCTTCCCAGCGTCCCGCGCCCGGATGTATGCGTTAAACGCGGCCTGCGCCTTCTTGACCAGTTGCGGGTATGTCTCCATCGCCTTGAGCTTTTCGCGGATCACCTTGCGCTCTTTGGCCTGCTCCTTGGCTGCTTTCTTGTCGTTCAGCTTCTTGGCATGTGTGATGGCGCACGATGGACCGCACACCTTCATCAACGGTCGCAGGCGCATGTACTCACCCTTGCAGACGGCGCACTTGGCGGTCTTTGGCTTGAAGGCGAGACTCATCGCGGCACCTCACCGTGGAAATACACCATCGGCAGCGGATCAAGCCATTCGGCCTTCACCAAGTAAATCGGGCCAAGCCATAAATCCTCGATGGATGCAACCTTGACGGTCTTTCCCGACTCCAAAGCCAGCACACGCAAATCTCCGTGCTGGTACAAATGGCCTTGTTTTGCTTCGATCAGCATGTCGCGGCCTCCTTCGGTGCCAAGTCATAGAACGTCACGCCCAACTCAGTGGCGGCATATGCCTCGACCTGATCGCAAAACAAACTGAACTCGACGGTAGAAAGTCCGGTGCTGCTCTTTCCGATAAGCTCCCCATTGGGAAGCTCTTCGTAGCCGATGAACATCCTTTTCATTTGCTCATGCCACACCTCGGCACTGAACTTCCGCCCGTTCACAGTCGCCTGCTCGGCAATCTGGGCCAGCACACCCCGGCCCCAATACCGCTTGTTTTGCTTGGTGGTGCGCTTCATGCGCTTGACCGACAGCACCCACTTGCCGCCAGCCTGAAGGACCGCTTGCAGGAAAGGGAAAAGCTCACCCTTGATCGCGGCCCATGCCTGCTGGCGGTTGTGCAGTTCGATGGTCAGGCTCTCGCTCATGCCGCCACCTCCGCAAACAGATCCATCTGATCCAGTTCCTCTCTGGTTGCGCTGCGCTTGTATGCCGATCCCGGACGGACAAGGCCCAGCCTCTTGGCGGCCAGCGGCATCAGGTTCGAGCGGCGGGCGCATTTCGGCCCAACGGGCATATCCCCGATGAACACGGCGGCTTCACGCATCTCGCGCTTGCACAGGGCGCAGCGGTAGGTCATGCACTCACCTTTTGTTGACCCACGCCACACGCGCACTTGCCACATCCGGCGCAACCGGCTTGTGCTTCTCGCACGACTGAAGCGGCGGCAGGAACTCCCATGCGGGCCTCAACATGCACCGGCAGAGCTTGTGCTTCGCCATCTCGCCGGATTTCTTCGGTTGCCAGTGCTGGCAGGTCGCGCAGGCGACGGAATCCACGGACACCGTGCAGGCTGGTGAGTCTTTCACGTTGTTCGACATCGGCGGCAATCTCATCGCGCAGGCGGCGCAGCTTTTCCCGTTCGGCAGGGACGTTGACGGATGGGGTGAGCAAGTCCATGTCAGTCCTCCGGGTGGTTGAACAGGGCTTGCGGGTCTTCGCCGTGCATGGCAACAAACTGTTGGCTGTCCTTGTGGAACCACAGGCCGATGCGGCCCTCCCATTCACCGTTTCGCTGCTTGTCGCAGATCAGGAAGCAATCCGGCTCGGCGGCTTCAGCGTCGGCGGTCAACTTGCCTTCTTCGCGCTTGCGCTCCTTGGGCTTGTTGCGCCACACGGAAATCACGTTGTCCACTTGGTCGGTGATCGCGCCCGTGCCCTTGTAGTCGTACTTGTTCGGCTGGTGCGACTCGTCGGAAGGCTTCTTGATGTGGTGAACCAGATGGATGTGGATCTGGTGGTCGCGTGCGATGGCTGTCAGTTCATCGACAAAAGCCTTCTGGCCGTTGTAGTCGTCTTCACCGCTCACGCACTTCATCAGGCTGTCAACGAAGAAGTGGGTGACGCCCTTTTCCTTGGCGCAGTACCGGACCACGGCACACACTTGCTTTGCGGTCACGGTGCCTTGTTGGTCGTACAGGAACAGGCGGCCCATCGTCCAGTCACGGAACTGGCCGTAGATGTCCAGCAAGTACTCGGTGGCGTGATCCTGCCCACGGAATGCCGGGTGATCCGGGTTCTCACCTGACCACTGACGGCCCATGCGCTCCAGCGTCTTCATGGGCTTCATCTCGAAGCTGGCAATGCACACCTTCTGCCCTTGGGCGCACAGGCTCAGTGCAATCTGCCCCGTCACCAGAGACTTGCCGTGACCGTTGGCACCGCCCCAAATCGTGACCTCACCGGGACGGAACTGCACCAGGGCGTGAGTCTTGCGCCACGGCATCAGCACACGCGGCTGATGAACAGGGTTCTTGATCCGGTCAATCAGTTCCTGCACCCAAATGGATGCGTCCTTGACCTTCTGCTTGGCGTCGGTTTCCTGCTCGTAGGCAGAAAAGTCAATGTCGTCGAACTCGATGATTTCAGCCATGAAACACCTCGGGATGTGTCAGAACCTCATCGCCCATGTCAGCGATCAGGAAGGAAGGGGATTCGCCTTTGATGGCGTTGAACAGACGGCGGCCACGGGCTTCGTTGCGCTCAGACATCAGCAACACGCGCAGGCCGACCACGCATAGAAAATCCAGCGCCTCGGGTACATCGGTTGCCATCACGCGAAGGTGGGCGAAGTGCTTTTCTGCAAACGGGTTCGGCTCGCGCTGCCAGTCGCTGGATCGGGTCTTGTCGTACTCGCTGTCACCATCGACAACGAACACGAAGGCGGGTTTTCGGCCAGCGCGGCGCATGGTCAGCAGTGCGTCTTGGCCGGTCATACGAACGTCCCCACGGTCGATGCCGCTTGTTCGTCACCAGCGGGCGTCACGCCGTCTTCCCAACGCTTGCCGTTGAGGTACACCAGCGGAGCCTCGATGTAGCCCTCCTGCCACTTCTGGGTCTGCTGCTTGATGGCGATGTCTGCCAGGATGGCATCGGCAACGGCGTCGAAGTTGGAGCGGCGCCACTTCTGCGCACACTTCACCTTGTCCTGCTTGCGTTCGGACTTGGGCCATGCCGACCAAAAATCCTCAAACCGCGTCATCCCCCCTTGGGGGGTAGGGGGGTTATTACTCTCTTCTCTACTCTTCTCTCCTCTAGCGTTTCTTTGGCGTTCTGTGGCGTCACATGGCGTCACATCATCAGATGCGGCGTCACCTTGTTGCTTTTGGCGCTCACGGTATGCGCGTGTGCGCTCTGCGCTGTTGTCGGTGTCACGCTCACGCTTTGGTTGCCGCTTGTCCCAAGAAGTCACACGGCCATCGTTCAGCATCTCGCGGGACTCCATAGCCTTCAGAATGGCTTCTGTGCGCCCGTCATCGAAGCCGAACATGCAATCGACAGCTTCGCAGTCGATGTCGCCGTGGTTGCCGCGAATCTCGTTTGCGCTGGCCTGCTCAAGCAGGTAGGCCCACACCGCCAGGACATCAGGCAGAGATGCACCCGAACGCTTGGCGATCAGTTGGAACTTGGGGTCTGTCACGCTGCCGTGGTGCCAGCGGAACCAGTCAATGCCACCAGCCATTACAGACCCACCCACCCCGGCCTGACCGAACCATTGGACGAAGCCCGCGAGAACAGCCCGGCCCGCTTGATGTAGCCGTCTTTCTGAAGCTGGCGGAAGATGTGACCCCATTGGCGGGAGTCTTGGAACTCAATCCCAGCGGCACGGGCCAGATCGACCATGAGGCACGGGGACCAAGGTTCAGCCCGGAGGCTTCGGCGCTTCTTGATCTGCTTGACTGCGAAGCTGTAGGCGTCGTCAGGAATACTCATTTGCGTAGTCCTTTCAGGTGATGTACGGGCGCACATCAGTGCGAATGGGGATGACCGGTGTACCGATGGGCTGCACACTGGCCTCATGAAGAAAAGCCCCACCACCGCACGGACCTGCCTGACCTATCGCGCAGGGGGAGGAATGCGCGATGTGGCGTTGTTCCGTGCAGCCGTTCGCGGCCATGGGGTGACGGGTGGGAAACACGGGTCAGGCCGAAGGGTTTTGGAAACCAACATCAACCCACACGGGAAGACCAGCGGTTTCGTTGGCGACAAGGAATGCGTCTTCAAACGAAATGCTGTCAAAGAACTCGCGACGCCCTGCAATAGGCGGGTCAATCAAGGTCAATGCCTTGACAACACGGGTTTCAGCTTCGTAAGCGGCTTTTGTTGTCGGCGTTGTGAAGATTGCGATTCGACCGAGAACAGCGCCGTACATGCGTTTGACCTCGCTCTGGAGGGACATCATTCGACCCAGAGCGTTTCCAGAAACGCCAACCTTGAGCAAAACGCCATCCGGTCGATTCAGTTCTGCAGCGTAGAGACACGGGGAGCGTGGAGCGCCAGAGAATCGCTTTGTATTGGCGGCGAATCGATCTTTACCCATTCAAGCCACCTGCTTGCGCTTGGCCTTGGGCTGGTGCGAAAAGTGCGCAAGAAGGCGCTGCACCGTGTCAATGCGCGGATTCAGGGTTTCCCGGCGCTTGATCTTTGCGATGGTGTGAAAAGGCACCCCGGTTGCCTGCGCGACTTCCTCAATCTGAGGAAGGCTTCGGGCGTCAAGATGCTCCAGAAGGGTGTCGAAAATCGTTGCCATGTGCTGCATCTTACCGGATGCGGTAAGCCAACGCAACACATTTCTTACCGCCTACGGTAAAGGCCTATGGATAGAGTCAGTCATGGCCCAAATCGACACAAAGCAGGTACTGTGGGAGAACCTACAGGCCCTGATGCATCACCACTTCAAGAGGGAAAACCTCTCTGAACTGAGTCGGCGCTCTACGTTGGGCCTTGCGAGCATCGACCGAATCAAGAAGCGCGAAACCTCCGTGGGCATCGACACCCTGGAGAAGCTGGCCGATGTTTTCGGCCTGCAAGCGTGGCACCTTCTGACGCCACGTCTTGACCCGTCGAACCCCCCTGTCATCTGGCTCACCCACACTGAGCACGAGCTTTACGAGCGCATGCGCAAGGCCGCCCAGCAGCTCGCAGAAATCCAGCACTGAAAAAAATTTGTAAAAACCTTACCGTTTTCGGTTGACTTGATCTTACCGTTTGCGGTAAAGTCCATCCCATCGCATCACACACCGCATCGCCGGTAGCGAGTCGGCTCCTTAAAAACTCAGTCCCCCGGTTCTCGAAAGCAGACAGGGGGCGCATGACGAGCGATACAGCGTCCTGGGCGGTCACTGCCTTAAGTGTGGCAAACGCATCTAGGCGGGTTGGGTGATCGGCTAGTAGGTGCGTGATGAGAGTGATGTGATGGGCTGTAACTCAGTTGGTCAGAGTCAGTGGGGGCGTATCCCTCGATTCATGGCGGCGATGCATCAAAACCATGAAGGCGGGTCGGTGGTTCGAGTCCACCCAGCCCAATACATCACTCTCATAGGTGGGAGCCGGAGCCATCCGGGAGATGCCCATCAACGCCTCGAAAGGGGCGCAAACCAAAGCGTCCATGTCGGGCGCTTCGTTTTGCAACCAAGGAGAGAACATGAACCTTCACACCCCTGAACGCCTGTCCAACGAGTCGCAGGCAGCCTACCGCGAGCGCCGGGCAGCGTCTGCGATGGCAGTCAAAGCAATGACCACGGTCAAGGCTGGGAAATCGACTGGCCGCGAACTGCACCGTGATGCGTTGCGCCAATCCGGCGGCATGGCAAAGATCGCAGGAAGTTACGGGCGCGGACTGCGCAACTGGATCAACCGCCGACAGGCTCAAGGCGGGCACTGACAACCCGGCCCCAGCAATGGGGCCATCAACTCAGGGGAATGCGCAAGTGGTGATTGCGCACTCGGGGACGTTGCCGCTACCAGAAAGGGTGTCTACGACCAAATGCGGAAAGCCAGAGATTCACTACTGGCCCCCTGAGTTGATGGCCTGAACCGGCAGCGCATCGGCCCCGCTGCATTCATCAACCGGAATCGGAAACCAAAACCCTGCCTCAAGGGAGCGGTTCACGGTCATCACCAATCACCCAATGGCTTTCGTCGGCCAGCAGTGAAACATGGTTGTAGAGGGTCGCCCAAACCCTTAGAAGTTGAGATGTAAATGCGTTGGACGCGGGTTCGATTCCCGCCACCTCCACCAATGGGGGGGTGTACTGGTTTCGACAGCGCATGGCAGTCAATACCGACAACCCGGCAAGCGGAGCCGTAAACCAAGCAAAGCAAGAACTGCCAATGACAGCTCTTACCTGAAGGTCGCTTGATCCTTCGGCGCAGCCTGATACGCGGCAACAGAACAGGCCCGGCCAGCTTGGTTAGCTGGCGCCAATCCTCCCCCCTGCCCTTCGTGGGCTTGCCAGCACTTCGCGGTGACTGGCTTTTTTATTCCAAGGAGCTGACATGCACGCAGATCCCATTGTTGACGCTGGCCGCTACTTCGATGCGGTCTATGCCGAGTCAGACGCAATCGCACGATCCGACTATCTGGAATCGCAAGCGGTGAACAAGATCACGCACGCCATTCGATTGGCCTCACGCGCTGGCCTCCTGTCACCGGCCAATGTGCGCCAGGTTCTCGAAACGCTGGCCTGCGAAATGAAGCTGTCCGGGTTCTGTGACGCGGACATCGAAATGACTGAAACCCTTTCGGAGTCAATCGGATGAACACCCGCACCTACCACCGAAACAGCGTAATGGCATTTCCCCGGACTGTGGAGTACGGCGCAGCAATCGAGCGCCCTGCACCGGCTTTCGCTGGTTCTCGTGCTGCAAGCGTGGCGATTGGCATTGTCATCGCCTGCATGGCAGCCCCGACCATTCTGGCCGCCCTTCTGGATTGGATCTGATCATGAGCATCACCAACGAACCGTACCTGATCCGAGTTGACGGAAACGACCTAACCGACTCCAGAGCCGTCATCGTCGGCGGCGACGTTGAGCAGATCAACCGCCACTCGCTGGACATCGAGATTGAAAGCACTCCGCAGCCCTATCAACTGGCCGCGCTGGTCAATTGGCTCTACGTCTGCGCCATCCTGATCCTGATCGCAATCGCTTCAGTTCCCGAGCTTCGGGTGGCTGTTGCTGGGCTTTTCTGAACATCTGAGGGGGAAACCATGAGTACAGCAATACAGACCATCTCCAACTACGTGTATGGGGCAGAGTCCTCGTTCAACAGTGTGTTGGTGGATCGGTCGCTGAACTTCGAGCGTGAAGCCGGGTTCGCAATCCAGATCCTGACGGCCAATGACTATGTGTCAAAGCTGGCAGCGGGTGACAAGCAATCGGTGGTCAACGCGGTGACGAACATCGCGGCCATTGGTATCAGCCTTAACCCCGCCAAGAAGCAGGCGTATCTGGTCCCGCGCAAGGGAAAGATTTGCCTTGACATCAGTTACATGGGCCTGATCGACCTTGCCATTCAGTCCGGGTCCATCTTGTGGGCGCAGGCGGATCTTGTCCACGCCAATGACGCATTCACCCTCAACGGGTTTGACCGTCCGCCGACCCACTCATACAACCCGTTTTCCAAGGACCGGGGCGAGATCGTCGGCGCGTTCGTAGTGGTCAAGACGCACAGCGGCGACTACCTCACGGACACCATGAGCCGGGAGGAAATCGACGCCATCAAGAACCGATCCGAGTCGGTGAAGGCTGGCAAGCAATCCCCGTGGGATACGGACTATGGCGAGATGGCAAAGAAGACCGTGGTCAAGCGGGCTTACAAGTATTGGCCGAAGTCAGACCGACTCGATCAAGCCATCCACCACATGAACACGGACGGCGGCGAAGGGCTTGCATCGCTTGCAGCACCACGCGCCGAGGCCATCGATCCGCAACCCGTCATCGACGGGCTGCGCAACACAAAGACCGTCGAAGACCTGAAAGCCTATTGGGCCGAGAACAACGGAAAGCTGGCGAACGACCTGAACGCGCACGACGCGCTGAAGGCGGCATACAAGGCCCAGCTTGCCCGCATCCGTGCGCAGCAGGCCAAGGATGAAGCAACTGATGTGGAGGACAAAAATGCCGTGGCTGAATCATGAACAAGGCAGCGAGTCCTGGCTGAACGCACGACGCGGCGTCATCACCGGCAGTCGTTTCAAAGATGCCCGCGACAAGATCAAGAGCAGCAAGCCTTCCGCCAAGTGCATTCAGTACGCGATGGATCTTGCTCGTGAACGTGTCGGCGGCAAAGCGCCTGAGAAGTTCCAGAACGCAGCCATGAGGACCGGCACTGAGCAGGAGCCGTTCGCCCGTGCGATGTACGAGGCAAGGACAGGGCACATCGTTGATGAAGTTGGGTTCTATCTCAGCGATGACTCACGGTTTGGCCTATCGCCAGACGGTCTCGTTGATGACGTTGGCGTGGTCGAGATCAAAACGATGGTTTCCAGCGAAACCCTGTTCACGGCAATCGCAGATCACGACATCAGCGAGTACATCGATCAGTGCCTAGGGTATCTCTGGCTACTTGGTCGCCAATGGGTTGACCTTGTGCTGTGGTGCCCGGACTTGGGTCACATGGTCATCCATCGCATCACCCGCGACGAAGACGCCATCGAGGCGCTGGAGGCCGATCTGATCGCCTTCAGTCACCTCGTCAACGACTACGAAATAAAGTTGCGCGAAGCCATCCGCGCCAATCAACAGGAAGTCACAGCATGACCGACTATTCATCGTTCGTCACGCACAAGTTGAAGTCAGTGCCTCCGGTTGGCATCACCAAAGACGTGCCACTGATTGACGGACTGTTCCCGCATCAAGTTGACCTTGTGCGATGGGCCTTGCGCCGTGGCCGTGCTGCGATCTTCGCGGACACCGGTCTAGGCAAGACCAGAATGCAAGTCGCATGGGCTGACGTGGTGCATCGTGAGACTGGCGGCGATCTTCTGATCCTTGCCCCGCTCGCAGTGGCACAGCAGACGGTTGCCGAAGCCGCTGAATGTGGCGTGACCATCAGCCATGCACACGACGCAAGCGACGTGAAACCTGGCATCAACATCACCAACTATGACCGACTGCACAAGTTCGATGCATCGCGGTTTGTTGGGGTTGTCCTGGATGAATCCAGCGTCATCAAGCACCACACCAGCAAGACGCTGCAAGCCTTGCTTGATGCGTTCGCACGGACACCTTACCGGCTGTGTGCGACGGCAACGCCAGCACCGAACGACTGGACGGAGCTTGGCACCCATGCCGAGTTCTTGGGCATTCGGTCACGCGCTGAAATGCTCGCTGAGTTCTTTGTGCATGACGGCGGAGACACGCAGACATGGCGCATCAAAGGCCATGCGCGGCAAATCTTCTGGCGCTGGGTGGCTTCGTGGGGTGTGATGCTTCGCAGCCCCGCTGACCTTGGATATGACGCATCGGCATACAAGCTGCCGCCGCTGACCGTCCATCAGCATACGGTCGAGAGCGACCACGACCAACAGGAAACCGGCTTTCTGTTTGCGATGGAGGCCAGCGACCTGATGGAACGCCGCAACGCCAGGAAGGCAAGTCTTGAACAGCGCGTGAAGGCTTGCGCCGAACGTGTCAACTCAAGCAATGAGCCGTGGGTGATTTGGTGCGACCTGAATGCCGAAGGCGAAGCACTGCGAGCAGCTATTCCTGATGCCGTCGAGATTCGCGGCGCAGACGATGAGGAAACCAAAGAACAACGCCTTCAAGACTTCGCCGCTGGCCGCATCCGGGTTCTGGTCACAAAGGCCAGTATCGCGGGATGGGGCTTGAACTGGCAGCACTGCCGGAACGTGGCATTCGTTGGAGTCACGGACTCATGGGAAGCCTACTACCAAGCCGTGCGCCGCTGCTATCGCTTCGGCCAGAAGCGTGATGTTCACGTCCATATCTTCGCCAGCGAGCAGGAGGGGTCCATCGTGGCGAACCTCAAGCGCAAGGAAGAAGACGCCCGCCAGATGGCTGATGCGCTGGCCGTCGAAGTCCTCGATTCCGTCAAGTCTGAACTGTTCGGCCAGTCTCGCGAGAGCAACGACTACGCAGCACACAAACCGATCAACCTTCCATCCTTTCTGGTGGCCGCATGAAATGCATTGACCAAACCAACGGCGAGAACTTTTCTCTTTTCCACGGCGACTGTGTGGAGGTCATCAGCGGCCTGCCTGCCGCATCGGTGGATTACTCGATCTTCTCGCCGCCTTTCGCCAGCCTCTACACGTACAGCAACAGCCCGCGAGACATGGGGAATGTGCGGGACGATGCGGAGTTCTTCGAGCACTTCGACTATCTGGTTGCCGAACTTCGCCGCGTCATGAAGCCGGGGCACAACGTCAGTTTCCACTGCATGTTGATGCCGACCAGCAAAGAGCGGGACGGATACATCGGATTGAAAGACTTTCGCGGCGATCTGATCCGGGCATTCCAGAAGCACGGATTCATCTACGCAAGCGAGGTCTGCATCTGGAAAGACCCGGTGACTTCCATGCAGCGCACAAAGGCGCTGGGCCTGCTGCACAAGACAGTCCGCACCAACGCATGCATGAGCCGACAGGGCATCCCTGACTACCTTGTGACCATGCGGGCTCCCGGCGAGATGGTGGACAAGGTGACGCACACGCCAGAGCAGTACCCGGTGGACAAGTGGCAGAAGGTTGCCAGCCCGGTATGGATGGACATTGACCCATCAGACACCCTGCAATACCGGAGCGCCCGCGAGCACGACGACGAGCGACACATCTGCCCGCTTCAGCTTGAGGTCATCCGGCGCGGAATCGACCTTTGGACAAATCCAGGCGACGTGGTGCTGTCACCGTTCACCGGCATCGGATCTGAAGGCTTTGTGGCCTTGGAGATGGGTCGCAAGTTCGTCGGCGCGGAGCTGAAAGAAAGCTACTACCGGCAGGCCGCATTGAACATGGCCGCCGCCGAGAAAGAAAAGACTCAAGACCTATTCGCTGCATGACCACCATGACCAAGACCAAGACCCAAGACCAGTACGACGTTTCCCTGATGTCTATCACGCCGGAGNNTTACGAGAAGTTCGCCAGCAAGATCGTGACATCCAAGTACGACGATCTGTTTTCAAAGCTGGGAGAGAACCAGCGGCTGAAGTGTTCACCTGAAGCGGCGGGCCGGGTTGCAGCCCAGCTCAAGAACTGGCTGAAAGCGCACGGCCATAAGAACGTCACCACGAAGTCGCGCACGAACTGCGGCGACGGTTTCGGCGGTGTGTGGTGGATGGAAGCCAAGGAGTCGCAAGCGACCCAGGCTTTCCGAACCAAGATCGCTCCAAAGGCTTCGTGGCCGTCGATCCGTAAAGCCGCCTAACCAACAACCCGGCACTGTCAAGGCAGTGCTTAAAAGGAGTGCGTGATGAGCTACACAAAGGGGCCTTGGAAGAACGAAGGCATGGGCGACATAACCGGGATGGAGAACGATCCAGAGAACGGATGTGTCGGCGTTGTTGATGTGTGCCACGTCTATTTACGCACAGTGCCCGGACGGCATGAGGCAAATGCCGCCCTGATCGCGGCGGCCCCTGATCTGCTGGAGGCGCTGGAGATCGCTATGGGGCACATCGACATGGCAAGCCTTGAAGTCAGCCACTGCAAAGACGCTGAATTGATCCGCGCAGCCATCAAGAAAGCAAGGGGATGAGCATGGACACGGAAGCAATCTATCGGGCGGTGTGCGATTACGGGCAAGCCAAGGCCAGAAGCCGCGACTACACCGAAGACACGGAGTATCACCTAGCCGAAATCAAGCGCCTGCTGAACGAAGCGGACGAGGAACACAAGTCACTGCTTGCTGAGAACGAACGCCTCGTTGATGAGATCAATGAGGCCCGCAAGGAAATCAGCGAGCAAGCGCGGCTGAACGGAATGGGCGCGGAGCGTGAGGCGCGACTAATGGCAGAGAACGCCGAACTCAAAGCCAAGCTGACCGAGAAAGCCTCTCTGCTGCGCGGCTGCTATGCGCGGATCAACACCTTAGAGCGGACCCTTACCCACATCCACGGCGTAGCACTGGCGGAAGATCATCGTGACCTGCCGGGTATCGCCAAAGACGCCAAAGACGCACTGGAGAAGAAGCATCGCACCGTCACCTATGTCTGCCCGGTGTGTGTGGCCAGTCTGGAGAGGCAGGAATGACCCGAGACGAGTTTGAAGCCTTAGCGAAAAAAGCGGGCTTGGCGAAACACGGGCTTGGCTGGACAGCTTGGGAATCACAACTGGAGCGTTTTGCCGAACTCGTTGCGGACCAAGAGCGCGAAGCCTGCGCGTTAATTTGCGATCAGCGAAAGATACTCACGCCCGAGTGGCAGATGGATCAGCACTACAACCAGGCCACGAGCCACTGCGCAAAGGCCATACGTTTGCGAGGGCGCACATGAAAACCTGCATCCACTGCCAACAGTCAAAACCGCTGGACGCCTTCCGCAAATCCGCCCAAATGATCGGTGGGCGCGAAAACGGCTGCAAGGACTGCCACAACGAGCGCCGACGCGCCCGGTATCAGGCGGACCCATCGGCCACGCTATTGACGAACCGCAAGTGGTTTCAGGCGAACCGCGAAAAGCTCAACGCTTACCACCGCGAATGGCGCAACCGGCCGGATGTGAACCGGCGAACCACCAGGCGCCGAGAAGAAATCGCCGGGCTGGCCGACAGTTACGTCAAGCAACTGCTGGCAGGAGGTGTGCTGAGTCACTCCGACATTCCGCAGCCGCTGGTAGAGGCCCAGCGCGAACTACTGAAGATCAAGAGGTACATCCGTGAACACAGCATCTGAACTGCGGGCCGAACTCGCGCATGTATTCGCCCAACTCAAAGCCGGTGAAATCAAACCAGGCGAGGCGGCAGAGCTTGCAAACCTTGCCGGGAAGATGATCGCCAGCGCCAAGGTGCAGGTCGAGTATTACGCTTTGCGCAAAGAGTCGCCTGAGATTGGCTTTCTCAAGGAGAAGAAGCATGAAGGCACTTGAACTAGCGGACAAAAAAGGTAAGTGGACAAGCTCTGACTGTATGGACGCAGCCGCCGAACTTCGCCGACTCGCAGCGGTTGAGTCCGACTGCGCCCAATATCTCAAGGAAGGCGAGACCCCGGCAGAGCGCATCAAGCGGGCTCTTGGTGATGCTGATTCGCTGATGAGCATTTATCGGGACGTGGTTGCAGAGCGTGACGCACTGAAAGAGCAGATGCGAGAAGTTGCAATGCTGTTGCTCGACAACGACCGATCCGGCATCAAGGCATGGGCGGCTGGCTTAGTCCTCGGTGAATCAGACGGTCAATGGTCTGTCCGCACTGTCGTGGCCGACCAGCGGAACGAGATTGACGCACTGAAGGCAGAGCTTGAAGGCCGCTACCAGTCAATCATCGAGATGGGCAACATGCTCACCGAGATTGTCAATCTGATTCGGGGCGAGCCTGAAGAAGGAACCAGCCATTCGACACACGATGCCGTTGAACTGGTGCGTGGACTTGCCATGCACAACGATCTGTATGCGACGGCAGTCGAACTTGAGTTGGCGAAGCTGAAGGCAGAACTTGAAGACGCAAAGCAAGCGGCAAAAACCTGGGAGAACGAGGCCGAGCGTAGATCAGACCGCTACACCAAGTGCGCGGCAGAGCTTGAGCGCATCAAGGCGCTGGAGCCGACCTACTGGCAAGTAACACAGGGCACAAGGTCTTTTGTTATGACCGCTGCCGAATTCAACAGGGCCACATTCGATTACGGCTCGTTTGTAGCCCTCTACGCACTAGGGAGCAAGACAGATGAATGACGCAGAAATCAGCAGGAAGCTGGCGCTGGCGATTGGGTGGAAGGAATCCGACATCATCGACTACCCAGGTCAGGACTATGTGGGCATACGAACGAGGATCGTGGCGCCTTGCGTCCGCTTGTTCTCGTTCAAGTTTCCAAACGTCATCTGGCCGATTGCCGAGCGATTCAACTGCTTTCCCGAAAAGTACAGAGCCAACCGCTATCCCGGCGCTGATGAAATCCTGTGGTCAGCTAGAGGTGTGGTTTCGGACACCGCAGCCAAGTCCGTGGCGCTGGCCGTCATCAAAGCGCATGAAGGGAGCAAGACATGAAGGCACTTGAACAGGCAGAAGGGCGCGGATCGAACCCCTACTACGCCGGAAACTTTGATGGCGAAAGCGATGAATTGCGTGATCTTCGGCTGACGCTAGTGGCCGAGCGTGACGCACTGAAGGCAGAGCTTGAGCGCATCAAGGCGCTGGAGCCGGTGATGATTTACCACGGCGCTTGCACCATCGACTGCGGGGAGCACGGACACCACCACACTGAGATGCTGAAGATGATCCACGCCGGAACCAAACTCTACGCACTAGGGAGCAAGACATGAAACGGATTACCACTGAAGAAGCAGTGCTTGCACTTAGGGCGCGTCGCACCGCACACCCGGCCAGTGCTATTGCCAATGATCTGGGGGTGACAAGCAGAGCCGTGGCCACCGCGCTACGCGCAGCCGTCAAGGACGGGCGAGTGATCTGTCGGTTCAAGAAGGGAGCCGCCTTGTACCGGTTCGTCAGGCTGGCCAAACAACCCAGGAGCAAGACATGACGGACAACATCAAACTGCCGCCGATGCCTCTGGCGTTCTTCGATGAATTCGGAAATGGAGCCGATGACCGCGTTCAGGACTACGCCAGCGAGGCTGTGCGCCTGAATGCGCAGGCTGTGCCGGATGGGTGGGTGATGGTCCCAATCAGGCCGACGCTTGACATGATCGATGCTGGCGCAGATTGCGATCCAGAGCGAGAGAGCGTTTGGGACGCCATGCTCTCCGCAGCACCAGCGGCGCCAGCAGCACCACAGCCAGCACATCCTCTCGACTTAAGTGTCATGGAATTGGCCGAAAGTGTCGGACTGATCGGACCAGCAAGCCGGACGGACGATCTGCACGAGGCCATCCAGCGATTCCACGATCTGATCGTGGCAAATGCATCCATCAAGGCTGCGCTGCACTTCGCAGACGGTTTGGCACAGCCAGCACGGCAGCCGCTGACAGATGAGCGAATCCGAGAAATTTACCTGTCGTGCGGCTTCACAGTGAAGCCCGGACAAACCGACCTGAAGCCCTACGTCTTCGAGTCTGCACGCGCTATCGAAGCCGAAGCCACCGCGCCGCTGCTGGCACGGATCGCGGAGCTTGAGCTTGCCAACGAAGCGTTTGCCAAGAGCCAGGAGTGGTGGAACGAGCGCATGTTCGAGATGGAACAGAGGCTCTCAGCCGCACCAGCGGCACAGCCGGAGCCGGTGGCGGACGTTGTAAGGAAGGCGCTGAATCTCGCGTTCTCAATGGGTCAGAATTATTGGGCAGACGCAGACAGCGAAAGCTACTCAGCGAACAAGCGGTCGGACGTGACCCGTCAGAAGTTCAACGCCATGCGCGATGAAGTGTGTGCGCAACTGGACGGCATCAAGGAGCAGCCATGAACGACACGAAAGAGCGCCCGATGCTCATGAGCGCACCGATGGTGCGTGCCATCTTGGATGGCACTAAGACCCAGACTCGGCGGGTGGTGAAGATGAAGCCGCATCACCAGATCGAGCAGCGCGACGACAAAAGCAACTGGCCGTGGATGTACGACGCAGAGCGCGACGCCGACTGGTGGATGTCTTGCCCCTACGGCCAGCCCGGCGACCGGCTTTGGGTGCGGGAGGCGTGGCAATCCGAGCTGCGCTGGGACTGGACTGCCCCCCGCGACATCCCGCCGGGTTCGCCGATCTACTTCGATTTCTACGACGAGTCTGTGCCAGCCTGCGCTGGCAAGAAGCGCCCGAGCATCCACATGCCCCGCTGGGCCAGCCGCATCACACTGGAAGTGACCGGCGTGCGCGTGGAGCGGTTGCAGGACATCAGCGTGGCGGATGCCCTTGCCGAGGGCGTGAACATTCACCCAGATCACCACGGCAAACCACGCGAGAGCATCTACAGCGCTGTGGAGGCATACCGCGACCTGTGGGAACAGATCAACGGCCCCGGAAGCTGGGACGCCAATCCCTGGGTCTGGGTGATCGAGTTTGAAAGGATCAAGCGATGACCGACATGACCGACGCGCAGATCAGCAAAGCACTCGCGCTGGCGATTGGCTACAGGCCGGAGGATGTGAAGGTCACATTCGGAACCGTCGTGGCTGTTTGGAGGACGCATTCCCCGAACGGCTTTGCAGTAGATGGCTGGTATGTATTTTCGTACCTAGACCCTCGCGTTATTTGGCCGGTGGCCGAGCGTTTCGATTGCTTCCCGGTTAAATGGGCTTATGACAATTGGAGCGCATCTTTTTACGCAAAGCATCGGACGTTTACCGAAGTCGCCGACACCGCCGCAAAGGCCGTGGCCCTTGCTGTTATTGCAGAGCATGGAGGATGAGATGAGCATCGACAACCCAACAAGCCGTTGGCACGGTCGCTATCAGACGATGGTGAACAGATGGTTCATCTTCGTTGTCGCGGTTATGAGTTTGGCTTTCAGTGCCATGCAGGTCGGACTCGCAAACACCGCCGTCGGTATTTTCATTTTTGTGCTGTTCTCACTTGCCGCCGCTGCCGCTGCCGCAGTGATGCTTGCCTCGGTGGGCTTTCTGTACCGCTGGCTTGGAGATGATCTATGAGCATCGACGTTATCAAACTGGTCCGTGAAATAGCGGACAAAGACAAGGTTGACCCGTTCATCAATGGCTTCTTTATCTTGACGCCTGACGAGCTTGACCGCTTCGCCGCCCGTCACCGCGCCCTGGCGCTGGAGGAAGCGGCCCGGACTTGCGATGAGCTTGCCGAACTCAGCCGAACCAGCGAAACCGATTCGATGTGGCAGCACGGCGAATGCGC